CTCTATTCCTCTTTCGTGTAATTTCGAAACCGAAAAATTCAGCCATAATTTATTCACCTTTATTAATAATTAAATGTTGATAGGGAATGAGCCAATCGGAGTATCGATTGAAATGTTCACTCCTAATCCACCACTTTCGCTGGTATTACTTGTAAAGAAGTTGTATTGGAATTCAACATCAAATGTCTCAATAGCATTTGTTGTATCGTAGTCCAACTGAACTATACCAATAGATAATGGGAAAGAGTCAACAAATTTATATTGTTTTACTCCAGCACCATTTCTATCTAGTTGTGTTACAAGTAGGTCAGCTTGGTAATCATTCGGATTAGTACGACCTGATGTAGTCGCATACTCTTGAATACCATTTTGCCATCTTTCGATTGCGTTTCTAATACCGAAGTCTGTGTCGTTATAAACAGTGACTGTCCATGGAGCAAATGTTCTCTCCGCAGCAAAGTTTACAGCACGACCTCTATATTGGATCGGCAAATTTTCTAATGTACTAGCAGGTAATTGTGCAGCCTTACATAAGAACTGTCCTTGTACAGCAGCAACTCTTCCACCAGTGACATAAGAAGGGAAAGCCAAATCGACACGAAACTGATTAGGACGAGCTCCGCCACCAGTCATATTCGCTTTAAAATCAGCAATATTAGCCATTAGTTATTCTCCTTGTTAGTTATATTTAGCCACCTATTTCACTGAAGTCTACACTTGATTTACTTGCTACAAATGTAAGAGTAATGAAATTAATCGCTCTGTTTGGTTTAATGAAGATATCTGCACGGAATTCGTTTCTATCAATCACATCTCCTGTGTTGTTAGTAGTATCACATACAACAGTAAAGTCTGTGATTCCTCGTCTTCCTTGTACATCTCTTAAGAAAGGATTTACTGCATTCTTAAAGTCATTTCTAGTGAACTCATCGTTGAATTCAAATAGTTGTGCTTTTGCAGAAATCGCAATTGCTTTTTCTAGTACGATAAATAATCTTCGAACATTTATTCTATTAAATGCAGATTCGCTAGATAGTAGAGTTTTATCTCCAAATAATTGTGTACCTGCTCCTGGGAAGGTCACAACAGGGTTTACACCAGATTGGTATAAAGTATCCCTTTGAGTTTTATTAGGAGAGAATGCTAATTTAACAACATTCTTAATTTGTCCTCTAGAAGCACCAGCAGGTGAGAACCAAGCATCTTGGTCATAGTCAGTTCTTGCAGCAAGACCTGCTATGTCACCATTTAAAGGTACATATCTATATTTATCGTTGTATCTGTCGTAGCAGTATTTGGATCCAGTATCAAGTACACCATAAGATGAACTTGGTAGTGAGTTTCTATAAGTTGTAATGTCACCAACTGGGTCTGCATCAGTAGCCAAGATTGTGTTTCCACTTGCATCTTCAGCTGAACAGAATACCATACAATCTTTTCTTACTTCAGCAATATTATTAATTGCAGCAGTAGAAGTTGCAGCATCAGCTTTACCCATCATTATGAGTGAAACATCATACAACTCGTCATTAGCAAATATTGCTAGAGCAGTTTGTAGGTTTCCTGCAGTTGGAGCAGTATCAACACCACCTGTTAGTGATGGAGCATAAGCACTTGCAAGATCTTTATATGCAGCTCCTGCAGTTGAGGGAGTACCCCATTCAGCAGTTGAGCCAGTAGTGGTAGGATGATCCATCCACCATACATATCTAGATTGTGAGTTTATAACATCTTTATAGAAGTTATTAGATCCGTCGAATTTTTTTGCGTCGGAAGCAACTGATAGATGTGAGAAAGATTCTAGTACTGTGCCAGCTTGACCAGTAAATAATCCATCCTCGTCTATTACTAGTACATGGATTTCGTCATCTGATGCACCATTAGCTGCAGCAGAAGCAGAAGTTCCAGGAATTCTATCGAAGTTTCCTTTGTTTCCCCAAGCAGCAAAAGTTGCTGAGTCAGCAATTTCTACTTTGAGTGAGTTTCCGATACTTCCTGCCCACTTAGCAGCAACTGTACCGACATTATTTGAACCACCCACATAAGTTGATGTGTAGTTGTCCAAGTTTTTAATCTTGACAGCTGTACCAGTAGCGACTGCATTTTTAGCAGCAGTTGTATCGGCACGAACCACAAGAAGATTATTTGAATATGACAGGAAGTTAGCTGCAGTGAAAAAACTTGCGAAAGTACCATCATTCGGTTTACCGAATCGGGACACCAAGTCATTTTCAGAAACAATTTGTACAGGGTCTTCTATTGGACCCCACTGAAAGTTCCCAGCAAAAGCACCAGATGATGTTGCCACATTAGGTACGATTGAGGTAAAATCTTGTTCTTTGACAACTACTCCAGGACTGAGTTGAAAAGCCATTTGTTTCTCCTTATTACATGAATTCGTTAATTCTAATTAGGAAGTAATCTTTCAATTCTTTCCCAATGTATTTATTT